GCTGATTTTTCGGCTTGCTGACCTGTTCCTATGCCAACGTTTACAATCATATCAGCGTCAGCGTTCCAACTGCGTGGGTCTACTTCAACAAATTCATTATTTAATCTTATTATTTCTTCTTTATCTGCGTTATTTATTATGCAGTGCGCTATAAGTTTAAATAATCTTCGCATACCGCCTTCTGCTAAATTTCGCGCTATTACTTCTGCTTGGCCTGCCGCCCCTTGCATTGTTGCCGCTATTGCTGTTGCACTTGCTGACTGCAACACATCAGCGTTTAAGCCTTGTGAGGCTTTGCTTATACCTGTTTTATTGTCAACTAATTGGTCAAAATATTGTAGGGCGGGAAGGGTTGAACCCGCCGTAAAAGGAACAACTTGCTCACGAATAGAACCCGCTTGCTTTACTCGCACTATTCTTCCTATTTCGTTGTTAAGCAAATCATCAACTGAAACTTGGCCATCTACTATTTCGAGACCAGGATTGTTAGTCAACGCAACGTTATCTAAAACGCCACGAAGCATGGAAGTTGCCGCATCTTGGTCGTCCATAACTAAGTCAACCAAACTGCTACCGAAAAAGGCGTGAGGTTCGGGGTCAACTTCAAATATTGCAAACGGCACTTCATCTGCTAATTCACACGAAAGAACTTTGTAACTAGAACCGCCTAGAATAAAACGATACATTAAAGGCTTTCCAGTGCCTTCTTTATCTATTTTCATGTAAGCTTCTGTTACAACGACTTTTCTACTTGTTGGGTCGGCACTTTCATCATCGTCCTCGTCAACAGCGTAATTTCTACGTTCAAACTCGCTTTCAGCTTCAAACGTTGACATATTGCCTTGCAAGTTATGAACTTCTTCATGGTCAAAATCCATTGCAAGCAAATCGCCAATAGTCATATCTGTTCTGTGGCCAATCACAAAAAAGTCATCAATACTGCGAGCGTTTCTATCTACAAAGAACTCCTCAGGAGGTATAGAAGTTATAGTAATATCACCGTTTGTTATTTCGATGCTCATTTTTACATCGTGCATAATTGTTTCAGTGCCTATGCCTTCTTCATCTAAAGTTCCTATAGAATTTTTTGTATGCTCTAAAACCGTTACATTGTCGGGTTCTGTTAAATAAGCAAACTCGTCATCTGTCAGGTTGTGCGCTTCGTGTACTTCAGTTTTTGCAATATCTTCAAACATTACTTTGGCTATGCCAGTTTTCTTTACCATCGCGTCCTGAAAAACATCGTTGAGCAATCTATAACCGTTATTTTGCATAAATTTATAATTAGCAAACTTGGTCATTTGCTCACAAACCTGAACGTCTTCTGGCATTCTGGGAACAAACTCTACAACGTTTTCAGTGCTTAGAAAAACACGTTGGATAGATGGTTTTAAACTTTTTACCACTTCACGGCATTTTGTAGCTACGACTCTTGAGCGACCGTCTTCGTATCCTATGTCAACTTCGCCATCGTAATAACGTTGTGATTTTAGTCTAGGTTCAGTTATTTCAGCTTCTATAAAATCAACGGCATCTTCCACGGCCTTTTGTATAATGCCTTGAACTGTTTCGTCATCCATTGCCTCGATTTTCATGGCTTATCCTTTTAATAATATGCGTTTGGTGTACGGTTGCCAGTAAGTCTATTTAATTCTTCTTGCATTGGGTTAAGTTGCTCAGAACCTCCAACAGAACCGCCTGCCCCCGCGCCTGCGCTTGGCCTTCTAAACATTATGGGGCTAGCTTCTTCAGTTGCTTCCCCTGCTACGAACCTTTGTAGAGTATTTATTAACGGTATCTGGTTAACTGCTCGACCCACTCTACTCATATCTAAACTTCTATAAAGTTGGGCTAAAATACCTTGCGCGGCGTATGCTGTATTAGAAACGTTTTTCGTTGTGTCTGTAACTCGCCTTGCTACTGAGGCAAAACGTTTTAAAAGTTTTATTTCATCTGCTGAAAACAACCCGCGCATAACTTCTGGATTATCTTGCGTCATTTTAAACAAAAAATTGCTCATTTTTACGCCAGATAATTTTATTTGGTCTGTGCCTGTTTGTGGTAAATTAGCCTGTTTTACAATAGTCATAAAAGCTTCTTGGCGTATTTGGTTCCATACATCTTCTGGCAAATTTTGTTTTAATATTCTTAAATCGTTTCTTAGTTTAGGCTGTTTAATTAATCTTGTTCCTGATGAATTAAATAAAAAGTTAGCTATTTCGGCGGGGTCTTTTTTAAGTTGGAAAGTTCCACTATTTGGCTCAACTTCTGTTAAAGTTCGCAAAATGCCCTTATCTTTCCAACGTGAGGCATAATCTTTATAATTAGCTATAGCTTTCATTTGCGCGGTAACAGCTTCAGGATTACCGTCAAGTAATTTTTGCTCTACTAAGCCGTCCAAAACGTTGTCTAGTGTATTTTTTAGTTTTATTGCCGCCGCTTGTGAGGGTGAGCCTTTTTGAAAGCCGTTTAACTGCCTTCTAATATTAAACAAACTTGTAACATCGCCACCAGAACTTAATATTTCTTCCATTTCATCAATTAACTTAGAAACATTCTCTATTTCTGTTTTTGGAAAGCCATCAACACTTCTTCTTAAAATGTCACTTACTTCCCCTGCGTGTTCTGTTGGTATAAATGCGTAACCTTTTTCACCCGCTTCTGTAAAAAGTTGCGTTGCCCTTTGTTTTTCAGTTCGCCTTATATTATTTAAGGTTCCTTGAATATTTTCGCCAACTTCTATTGTAGTAGGTTTGGGCGCACCGCCACCCAAAGAAGTTTCTATAGCACCAACATTTTCATTTATACGGTCAGTTTGTTTAGTAATAATGTCATCTATTTTATCTTTATTAGTTGTGCCATATGTGCCTTTCGTGATGGCATCTTCAAATAATTGGTCGCTTGGGTTGCCTGATGCTTGCCCTTTAGTCAACGGAACTGGTATCGGCAGACTTTCCGCTTCGGTAACTGAGGCCGCCGCCTGCGCGTCTATTGATTGGCCAACTTTTTCATTTATTTCTTTTGCTAAAGCTTCACTTACACCATCAGGGTCTATGCCATTTGCCCTTAAATTATCTTGTACTGATGTTTTTAGTTGGCCTGTTGTTTGGTCTATTACTTCAAACGGTTTTGATTTTAGCTTAGAAACAATGCCACCTAGAATTTTAGCCGCCTTGTCCATTCCCGCTTTACCCAAAATCCCGCCAAATGCGCTAAGTGGAACATCAAAAATTTGAAAAACGCTACTGGTTAATCTACTACTAATTAATTCAGCTAAAGTTCCTTCAGCCATACCTAACAACGCAGACCCAAAATAACCACCCGCAGGGATACCCATTAGTGCCGCACCGCCTGCTAAAACAGCCCCGCCCCCAAGTGCGCCAGTTAATGGCATTAAATCAGTTTTATCTAGTCCTTTAGGGTTTGGGTAAAACCTTACATATTGTGAATTTTGTGGTGTTCCCTTGCCTGTTACTGGCGAAATAACAACTAAATTTCCAAATTCATCGTTGGTAAAATTAGCGTCAGGCAAAATATTTTTTATGCCTCTGCGAAGTCTTTCATCGCTGACTGTGGTGGTAATAAGTGCCGCGAGCCTTGTGGCTTGTTTTCCATCTAATGCTAGTTTTTGTGCAGTGTTTCCTAAAGCCATTTCTGCAATAGTTGGTATAGTGCTATCTCTTTGGCCACCTTTAAACCAATCAGCCGTTCTTTTTAGCAAACCCCTTTTATCTTCTTTTACTTCGACGTCAGGGGGTAGAAAATTTTGCTCTTGTACTATAGCCTTTAGTTCTTTTGTAACTGAAGACGCTTCTTCGCTCTCCGTTTGTTGGATATTGTTTTCTAAAAAATTTATGGCTTCATCAGTTTCCATTTTATTTTTCCTTAGTCTGGCGACCGTTTTGCTTTTATGGCTTGTAGTAATTGCGCTTGTTGTGTTTGTGTCAAAGTAACTGTTTCGTCTCTAAAATCTTGCGCTATTTTTAACAAATCTTCTAAACTTTTTGTCATGTAAGGGTTATCCGCATTAGCTTGTTCACGATTTGTAATTTGCTGTTTTAGATAGCCTTCTATAGTATTTCCAGATGATGAAAGATAGATTGCCGCTTGTTCTAGTGCATCTCTTGAGGCTAATTGTGTTCTTCGTTTTTTAAGCAACCATTCTTTAAGTGGTTCGGGGGATAAATCTGGCGGCGCAGATGTTGCTATAGCAAATTTCATTTCAGCTTCAGATAGTGCGCCAAATGTTGCGGCGGAAATAGTTGTTAAACCCATTGCATTCATTGCTGTTTTTAAGTCGGCTGAAGCTTTAGTGATGTTTGGAAGATAATTTTCAAAAAATCCTGAGAGAGCCCCATCTTGTAATGCTCCAAGAGCAGTATCAATATTCGTAATAGAGTCGTTTACAACTTTAATTTCATCGAAAATTTTACCCGCTTTTTCAGCCGTAATAGCACCCAATTTTTTACCCGCCGCAGTATCTTGGTCAAATTTTAGTTTCTTTTCATCTGCCGCATTTATGTAGTCTTGAGCTTCTTGCCCTTTTAAAATTTTGTTATTGGTGTCCCTTACAATAACATTTCCCGCCCTATCAATTATAATTGCGCCACCACCAAATAATGGCGTTGAAGATTGCACATTGCTTGAAGTACCCATGCCTTTGTCGCGTTTGTACTGTTCTAGCACCTCTTTTGCATTCATGCCCATTCTAATAGCTTCAGCATATTTTTTGCCATCAGGCTGTGTATCTAACCAACGAGCCGTTGCATTTGCATCGTCTGTTTTAATTTGTCGCGCTTCATCGGCTTGTGCTAATTTGTTAAGCCTTGCGCCTGTGTCCGTTCGGCTTAAACTAGAAAAAGCTTGGCGTGTTCTAGGGTCACGAAGAAACCCCATCAAACCACCACCCTGTCGCTGTTGTTGTTGCATTTGTAATGCGTTTAGTGGTTGGTTCATTTGTTTGCCTCCTTTTGGACCCTTATAGCCTGCCCATGCCTTTGTTCCTTGCGTTTCATAAATCCACTTTCCAATTTTATCTTGCAAACTTGGCGTTAGTTTTTCATCACCTTTTAAATTTAAATTATTTTTTGCATCCCTTAGAGTTGTGCCTACTATTTGATATGCACCCATTGGGGTTGCGATTTGGCCGTTATTTAAACTTGCAACATACCTAGCGTAATCTCCTTTTGGGTCAGCAAATAAAAGTGCTTCATCGACAGTCATATCTGTCAGTTGGGTATTGCTAAAAATCCCCTCTGGCTTGTTTTGGTAATTAAATAAAGCGTTATAGTCACCTTTGCTTTCACCATCAAATATGCCTTGCTGTACTTCTGGCCATGTTATCATTTAAAAACCAGGAATCGGCGGCAAACTGCCTGCCGCAGTTAGAAAGTCAAATAATCCTGGTCTCTCAGGTACATTTATGTCAAATTGTGGCAACCCGCCAAAAATACTATTGTAATAACTTAAATTTTCGCGTGGGTATCCTAAATTAGCTAGTGTTTGTTGTCGCGCCGCATCAAGCATCATTTGTTGTTGGCGTTGCGCTAATTCTGCCGCCCGTTGTTGTTGTTGCAAGCCATACTGTCCTTGACCAAACATCTGATTGCTTAGACCAGTAAGCCCTGACGCGCCTGATTGCCTTGTGTTCATATCTCTTTGCGCCATATTTTGCGCCGCATTAAAACCCGCTAATCGTTGTTGCGCCGCCATATTTTGGCTGTTTCTATCGTATTCTGCGTTGGTTAAACTATCAACTAATGCTGACCTAGAACCACCATACGCATTTTGCCCCATTGCATTTGCAGAGTTTTGATTAACGGCCATTTGCCTTTGACGTTCAATGTCTTGTTGAGTTCTATTTATTACATCATCAACATAAGGGTTCATATACTGTTGGTAAGCGTTGGGGTTTATTCCCTGCGTTGCCATTTGGTCATAAACATTTCCCGCCACTTGTTGTGCATTTGTAGTTTGCTGAAAAACATTAGGATTAATTGGTGCAGACATTGCATTGTTTTGGCTTGAATTATTTGTTTGAGTTGGCTGTACGTCATAAGGTCTTGGCTGTACGAAAACACCGTTTATATTATCGCCTATCATTTTCCGCCTCCAAATATTTTCCCAATTAGCGAAGTTTTCTTAATATCGTTTGCTACTTTACTTGCCATTGTGCCAACGTCACTTCCTATTTGGCTCATATGGTCACCAAAAGACATATCAAAAGGATTTTTATCTTTTATAGTTGTATACCCTGCGGCAGAAGCTAATGCAGGGTCAACTTGTCCACCTTTATAACCAATAGCAACAACACCGCCTTTATCATCTTGACCATAACCAAAACTAGGGTTTGGAGTTACGCCATCAGCATAATTTCTTTTTTGCCTAGCCATATGTTCGGCCAAACCAAATCTTCCATTTGGGTCTAAGAAATCAGTAACGCTGTCGCCACCGTGATAAGGGTCAGAACCACCACCGCCACCACCACCACCTGATACTGGTTGAAAAGAAGAAGTCATTGATGGGTCTGGTCTATTTGTTAATTGGTCGTAAAGTGATGGGTATTTTTCAGCAAAGTCAGCTTCTATTTGTTCCTGATATGGCTCACTAGAATAAGCGTTAATACCGCCGATGTTTACTGTATCCATTTGGGGGGGGGCAACAGTATCTAGACCTAGTGCAGATAACAAACTGTTAGTTCCGCTGTATCTTTGCTCTGGTACTTCTGCAATATACTTTGGAACGTTTATTGGACCTTGGCCGTATATTCTCATAAGTTCGTCAAGGATAAAATCCCTAGCCGCTTTTGTTCGCGGGTCACTTTCAGTGCTTGCGGGTTTTCCCAATAAAAAGTCCATAACACCCATCACTCTACTCCAATCTATCTATTCTATACCACATTTTAAATTTAATTACACCCCTAGTAAGAACTGAGAGAAACACGTTTCCAAATAGCTGTACTGCCATCATGTGAGGCCGTACAAACATAAATATAATTACCATCCCAAGCTATCATGCCTGATACATCGCCTGCCGCCCCAACACTAGAACTAGGCGTTGCTTGTTTCATTGCAACTTGCCTAAATGCACCATCTGAAGAAACAACAGGGTAATTTTTTTCATCGTCCCATAAAAAAATACCATTATCGGCAGGCACATCTCCCGAAGATTTAAAAAAAAGTTTACCTAAATTTCTGCTAAGAAATAAATTTAATTCTCTACCCCACTGGCGAATATCTGTCCCGATAACTGGCGGTGTAACTGGCATTAGCGTCTGCCCCCCGATTTAGTTTCTAGCTTCATTGTTCCTACTCGCCACGCTGTAGGTTGGTCTCCCTCAACTCGCATTTTCATTTGTCTGCCAGTAAAACGCACAGAAGTCGGGTTACTTGGGTTAAAAGTTCCATGTGTTGTTTCGGTATCGTTAGGATAAAACTTAGTTTTAAATTTTAAATTAACGTCACCTTGTGTTTTTTCGTCAGGTATAACATCAGTTACTTTTGCAATAGCATCGCCGTTGCCTATAGAAATTGGTCCAGTTTCGCAAAAAATAGCACCATTATCATAATTTAGACCTTGTTCGTGGTTAAAAACTGCAACAGGCTCTATAACGTTTATTGTTCCTCCCATTCCACTATGAGCGGTACAATAATAATAAAGCGTTGTAGGTGTGCTATCTGTAACTGTTATTTCTGTGTATGCCCCTGCATTACCCGCCGAACCTGTGGTGACTACATTTGTGCTATACGCTGACCCGCCGCCATGTGTCCCATTAGAAGTTGTAGAAAACTGCAATAAATGACCGATATTAGTAGCGTCTGATTGGTCTAGCCTATAAGTGTTTCCTTTTATAAATGTAAGTGTTGGGGCGGCTCCAGAATGTTCCGATATAAAATATTTATTACCGCCAGAGTTAGCCACCGTTACATTATAAGTAAAACTTTCAGCATTTTCTCCACTCATAATTGGCGTTCTAAAAACACCCCTAGAAACTCCACCAGTTCTTGACAAATTACCTATTAACCAATGGTTTTCAGCTAAATCTACTGCAACATAACGATTTATTTCTAAACTATTTGCTGATGGGTAAAACCACCACACCTCACTAAATTCTGTGTTGCTCCAAGCCCAAATTTTTGATTGTTGGTTGACGTTTATATCATCAAAAACATAGTCGTGAACTTCACATGATATTTCTTTAACAGAGTTGCCATCGAAGCCAAAAAAACCTTTTTGCCCCATCCAGAAAGCACCTTGGTCAGTATCTACTGCCGACATACGCGAAACAGCCCCGCAAGAAGTTCCAACCCTATCGAAGCCATAGACATAAGGAGGTCCAAGATATTTTGCAGAAAACGCATCGCTATCTGTTATAATTAATGTTTGCCCTCTGGTTTTTAATCCCTGCATAATTTGACCAGTTGTCTGCAAGGTAAAGTCACCCGCTTCGTTTGTTGCCGCCGCCGTCCAAACAGTATTTGCTTCCTTGTCACACCATTGGACTTTTCTTGGGTTACTGCCTGCACCGAGCAAGAATATAAATCGTTCTTCTGTTACAACTAAACCTAAATTATTAGTTGGCGCATTTGCAACAGGAGCGGCAACGGCACTAGACCCTAATTGCCATTCTACAAGCGTTCCAGTGTCGTAATGCACACCAACTAAATATTGACCAAAATTATCAAGTGACCAACTTGTTGCCTCAGAATATGTACCAGTCGCAGGGCGTTGCGTTCCAAAGTACCCAGTTCCATAAAATCCACCGCCAAAACCTAAATTTAACCCTGCATCTTCCCTTCCAGTAGACATTGATGTTGGCGTTATATCGTATGTTATGCCTGAGCCTGTCATTGCTGTCAGTTCGTTATAACTACCCGCCGCAAAATATGCAGTACCGTTATTGCTTTCCCAAGCGTGTGCGCCTCTAATTGGATTTGCACAAAAGCCTTTTTTAAAATTTTGCCACCCGCCTATAGGCCGTAACGAGCCATCTCGCCACCTGACTAAACTTCCGTCATGCCACCTGTTAATAGCATCAAGCTCCGTTCCGTTTTTATAAAACCCTGCTTTTAAATCTAGTGGTACTAAAGGCATATTATTTCCAATGTGCGGCAGATAATTGCATGATTGCTGACCCCGAAACAACATTGCTTGCAGGGCTATTTTGGTCACATAAATAACTCGTCGTTCCTGTCGATGTACCTTCATCTTTCCAACAAAAATGATTAGTGGCACTTTCTAAATCTTGTTGTACTATTTGGTCTGAATTGCTAACAGTTACCGACCCCGCAGGATTAGTATCCTCAGTTATTCCAGAACCAATAGTCACTCCGTTGTATTGTGTTGAAAGCGAAATGGTTTTTGAAAAACTTGTATTATCAGTATTTTGAGCCGTTGCGGTAGCTGTAGGTGTAGAACTATTATAACCTGTTATTTCCCAAACATGGGTCATTGACCTACCACTGCCACCGTTACCAGTAATTTGCGTAGAACCAGAGGCAGAAGTTACTAAATAATAAACTGCTGATGTAAGCCCTGCGCCCCAAACGCCACCAGTAGGCGCTGTATCCATTTTTGCGGCAAGCGTTGCGCTAACACCACCTACATTTACATAGGTATTCCCACCCCCTGCAAGCTGACAGGTAACAACAACTAACTTTGAGCCAGAACTTAAAGTAACGTTACCAGTTGGGAAGCCATTGCCAGTTGTGAGTGTGCGGCCTTTGTAAGTCGCGACAGGGGAAGCGGCAGAAACACCATAGTAGTCATTAAATCTGTTTTCTGCGTTTGACCCTTTGCCAATCATGTCACGAATATCAGCATCGTTTATTGCGGCTTGTGAGCCGCTTCCACCACCCGCTTCAACGTGAATTTGGTTTATTGTTATCTGGCCACTACTTGGCAGAGGCATTTTTAAGTTCCTCTAATTCAGCTTTTAACTCTTTTATTGCTTCGATTAACAAGCCATGAAGTTGGTCATATTGCACTGTTTTAAACTCAACATTATTATCTTCGTTAAAAACTAAATTAGTGCTTTGAACTGCGCTTGGCATAATGTTTTCAACTTCTTGCGCTATCACCCCTGCGCTTTGCTTTCCATCGTGATTATAAGTAAATGTGTAACCATTAATTTGCATGAGTTTATCTAATGCGTTGTCTATTTTATTAATGTTGCCCTTTAACCTTTGGTCAGAAATTGTTGAAGAATAACCAATAATATTTCCATCAACGTGCAAGTCTCCACCGTCTGTCAGCCGCATATCTTCAGCTTGGTTGGTATAAAAACGCATACCTACATCAGTATCATAATGAATGTAGTCGTTAGAATTGCCAGTATAAACATCTGTATTACTGTTTATTCGCATATCGGTTTTAAGCGAAAACTCTAAATCGTAAGGGTCTGCGTCTGAACCTGTTGAAGTGTCAGTCCAGTTAATGTCTATACCGTGACCTTCTACAAACTTAACTTCTTTACCTTCGGTAATAGTTACTTCTGTTCCATCACCATCTTCTAAAACAAAACTTTGCATAACAGTTCCAGAAGTGCTTAAACTGTTTAATAAATCTAATTTAGGGGCTGTTACGCTACTAGAAACACCGTTTATTGTTATTGTTGTTAAATTTGGCGCAATCGTGCCTGTCGTACCATTAGCGGCATTGACAATTACATCAAGCGCATCATTGATTGTTTGCCCCCATGTTCCCTCACTACCTCCAATAGTCGGTTTTGAAATACTAATTGCCATTTTTTTCTCCTATTTCTTAGAGCATATCATGTTAGGCTACATCCGTCCATATTTCAGCGGGAACATTAGGCGTTAGCCAACCTCTAATTTTAAATTCATTAAAACTATATGTAAAACTTGCTGTTTCTGCACCAAAATAGCGTTGAACAGTCATGTCTACGGCTTGGCCTGTGTAAGTGAACACCCCTTGGCTAACTACATCACTTATTCCTTTTAGTGCGTCTTGCCCTGTTAGGGTAAAAGCACCTGTGTCAGCCCCTATGTTCATTTGTTTTGTAAAATCTACACTTTGACCACTAGAAGTAAAAGAACCGCTAGCAAGCACCATACCGAAACCAGTATCAAAAACTATATTTTGCCCTGCATAGGTAAATGTCGCGCTGTTATAAACGCTATCTATAATTAAGCCAAAGTTTTGGTCGAAGTCTATATTTTGACCACTTAAAGTAAAAGAACCTGTTGTAAATGTAGACGGACGCCCTGCACTTAATCCGACAGATTGACCACTTAGCGTGAATGTTCCGCTTGGATAAATGTCAGTTATTAATTGTCCTGCACCTTGCATAGAAAGCGTAAACGTACCGCTTGTGACTTGCATTGTGTGCGCTTCGTTAGCTGTTGGTGAGCCTAGCGCAGTTGTTGCTAATGGGGAAAAGCCTAACATTTACGGTTTTTCTCCTAAATCTGGTTCGTCACCTAATGGGGTAAAATCAACCCATTCTTGGTTTTCTTCATCCCAACGGACAGGATTTGTTTCGTGGTCATCTGGCATTGGTACTGGTGCTTCCCATATGCAAGTTTCTTCATTTAACTGCCAAGACGCAAAATCAGGCTTTACATCAATAAACGCATCTTTGTCAGCATCGTAAGTGCCGCCAATCATCGCATAGTTTTTTCTAAAATTATAATTCCAACTTGTTTGTTTCCAGACCGTATCTTGACCAAACATATCTTTTAAAAAAACAACACCAACAGCTTCGCTTTCATTTCCGTCTGCGCCTATAATATCGTTATTATCTACTACAACAATATCAATAACTTTGTTTCCATCTAATCTTGCAAAATGCGCCATCTACTGAAACCTATACTGAATAATAACAATACCAGAACCGCCATTTTTAGAGCCGCCAGTTGTCCAAGCCGCACCACCGCCGCCACCAGTGTTCGTTGACCCTGCGCTTACTTGGTGAGTATTAATCGCACCACCGTTGCCGCCACCACCATAACCGCCACTTGCAGGGCTTGGAGCATTGTAAGACCAAGTAACACCACCGCCGCCACCGCCTCTGGCTCCACTGAAATGATAAGAGCCAGAACCACCGTTTCCGCCATGATGGGTTGCCCTTGCGTGACCGTTTTGCCCTGCCGCCGCCGCACCACCGCCACCGCCGCCTGCTAGTCTAGAACCAGAACCGCCGTTATGACCTTGGCCACTAATACCGCTACCGCCTGAGTAGGTTGTTGTTACAGAAGTCGCAAACCCTGCGCCGCCGCCAGAACCACCGCTTCCCGCAGGGGCGTAAGGCACTGTCCCGTACCAGTTTTCGGTTGCCGCACCGCCACCACCGCCAGTTGATGTATAGCCGTAAAACGAACTATTGCCACCATTGCCACCTTTTGCTGTATTGTAATTTCCATACGAACCGCCGCCACCGCCGCCTACTCCAACGTAATGGTTGCCTGTTCCAATATTAAATGAAAGGTATCTATAACCCCCTGCACCACCGCCGCCTATTCCTGCGCCGCCACCGCCCCCTGCAATGATTAAGGCAGTCACAGACTGTGACCCTGCCGCATTGCCAGAGTTTGTAACATTTAAATATCCAGCACCATAAAAATAATGTGTTCTGTAATTGCCACTTTGCGAAACACTGCCGCCACTTGCGTAAACATATGAAGGTGAGCTTGTACCATAAAATTGGCTCATACTTATTGTGCCGCTCGAAGGTATTCCGCTATGACCTAAATAATATTCGCTTAAAGAGTGTGGTGTAGAGCCTCCAAATTCAGACGCAATATTTGCTAGTGATATTGCTCCACTGCTTTGTAACGTCATATTTAACCCTCAAGTATAGCTCTTAGTCGCTCTATTTCATCTTGCTGTTCTTTAATTGCTTCGATTAGCAAGCCAACCATGTTGCCGTAAGCAACGTGTTTTATACCTTCATCTGAAGTCATTACCACCTCTGGCAATACCTTTTCAACTTGTTGAGCAACAACACCAGTTTGTCGTGGATTACCTTCAATGTCGTTACGGTTATAAGTTACACCTTGGATAGCTTTTATCTTTTCGATAGGGTTTTCTATTGGCTCAATATTGTCTTTTAGTTTTTCATCTGAATACGCTGTGACATTTCCTGTGGCAGTCCAGTTTCCACTGGTGTCACAATAAGCACCCCAAGAACCCCAAGTAGACCTTAAAAATCCTTGAATGTTGCCAGAGCCGTATAGCTGAAAACAAAACTGATTACCCGAACCAATACCAGTAATACCACAATCTGAACTAGAACTACCTTGAATTTTCATATTCTGGTCACGCTCTTGGCTTAATATTGGTCCTGATGTGTCGCCTAATTCAACGCTATCAAATTGGGCTGTTGCGTCTGGTCCATAGAAACCACTTGGATTTGTTGAATTGTATGGCGTAAATCCTAAAGCCGTTGTTACATCACTTGAACCTATCGCACTGGTATAATGAGGGGCGGCTGTATTTGTTGCACTAGCCGCAATGCCATTCAACTTAGTATGGTCAGCATCAGTAAACACGTTGCTATCTGAAGCCGCTTCTACTGCCGCTCTTATCTCTGCGTTGGTTTGGTCAGCCGTTGCACTTGTTTCAATGCTGTCTAATTTTGTGCCATCACTAGCAACATTTCTACCATCTACATTGCCACTAACAACAATATTTCCAGTAACATCTAAACCGCCAGAAGTAGCTTCTGCCTTTGTAGCCCCTGCTAACTGAAGTCTTTTAAAATCATCAGCAATAACAGTAATAGATACTTTTGCAGAGCCAGTGAGAGATAATGCACTACCGCCACCACTGCTTTCAGTAGGGGAACGTGTCAATGTTGTTCCACTAGAACTATAAGTACCAGTTCCTATTTCCCAACTTGAGCCATCCTCAATGACATATTGAACAACATCGTTATTAGATACCCCTGCATCAGCAAAGGACTGAAAGCCTGTTTCCGCACTGCCCAGAGTTACGGTTCCTGCACCGGTTGTGCTAGTTCCCATCTTGGCCCTATTGAATAGTTTTGCCATGATGTACTCCTATTATGTAAGCGTTAAGATACCGTTTGCGCCAATATCAATAGTAAAAGTATCACCGTCATTAAGCGTTAGAGCAGAACCGTAATCGTAATAACCAACGATTGGGTCAGCAGGGGATGTTGGCGTATCGTTATAAACAACAACGTATCTAAAAGCTGCGACAGAGCCACCTGATGCAGTTAGCACTTTATCATCGGCAGATAATTTATAAGTGCCGCCTGTTTGGGTGCTTGTTACGTTTGCTAATGTTCTATCAGAAAGGTTTGTATAACTGATTTCCGTTGCGTTTGCCAAAACACCATTGCCGTCTGTCACGATGCTTGTTCCAGATGTGGGATCAGTAGCACACAATGCAATTTTAAACGTGTCAGCGTTCATATCCATTGCGTTCGCCAGATTGACCACAAAGTCATTTACTTTAGTAAAACTTGCCATTTAGTAGCTCCTTATTTTCATCCTGCGACCAGAGCCGCCAGTTTTTGCCCGTTCACTTTCCGCATTTATATCATTGATTGCCTTTTGATACAATGCACTCCATTCTTGTATTCTATTACCCTCAGATAGATATGGAGCAGAATGAAGTAAAGAACCATATAGATATGCGGAAGGATAATAAGTCATTAACCAGTTTGTACTGTTTACAGCTAGGTCTGGTATCTCTTCGTAGTAGGTAAGTTCTAAAACCGTATCTCCATCGGGTTTTGGAAATACCTCAAAAGCTTGATCTAGGATTGTATAAACTTTAGGAACACCAGCGCTATCATTGTTTCCCTGCCTTAACTTTGATATTTCCAAAGCTCCAACAAGTTCTAATATTTGAAAGTTTCCTGAAGTCTTTACCATTCTTACCGCTTCAAGAAAATTGTTTGGCAAAGCTGTGTACTGGGAGTCAACAGTTGCAATAACTCTATCTTCCATACGCCAGTGTCTTATTTCCCTATTTAGTTGAGCTTCTGCAAGACTAATAAAATCAGGAATAACTGATGTTAAATCATCTCTATTTAGAAAATCAGCTATGCTTGCTTTTAAATCGTTGTAATTAGTTAAAGCCATCTAACAATTCCATCTTCTACGAGCAGCTTTGCCACGTTCACCTGTCCAACCTTTAGACCTAGCGCAAAATGACTTCTTACGAGCCTTATCTTTTGCAGTTAAGTTTTTCTTTTTTGTTACCGCCGTTTTTAATTTCGACTTTGGGTTTTTTCTCCTATGTGCAGCAACACCTTTTGCGGTCATGCCAGCACCCTCTTTTACCGAACGGTAATTACGACCTTTGCCTTTGGTCGTTTTGGGTATGGCTTTTTCTCGCTTTCTTGGCATTACTGTTGAGCGGATTTCATTTCCGCTAACTGCGATTT